TCACCCTATCGTCCCATGGTACGGAGATAATGGATTTGTACAATTTTACGATGAGTCAGGAGATGAGTTTTTCATACAGTATGAAACTGAAAAGATTAAAATATTTTGAGGAGATGGTATGGATGGGATAGGGCAGGAAGGGTTTATGGTAAAAGCTAAGTTTTCAACAAATTACAAAGCGATTCAATCCCGATTAAGACGGCTACCGAGAATAGTTGATGAGACTCTGGATACCTTTGCAAAACGTGATTGTACCCGGGTAATTGCCGAATACCAGAAAGGCATCAAACGGGATCTTTTCCCGACAGAAAGGCTTAACGATAAAACTATTGAGATTAAAGCCGGCAAAGGATACCCACAGCCATCTACCCCCTTGTATGGGAAGGGAGAAGATGAAAAGAACAGTCTTTACAACGCTTTAGCTATCCGGAAAATAAAGAGAGGATACCGGCTATATGTCCGCTGGGCAAAGCATCATGAATCTGATTTGTCACTCAGAGATCTATTGCGTATACATCAACGTGGAGCACTTATCATGGTGACAGATAAGATGCGCGGATTTTTGCATTGGATAGGGATTCATCTGAGTAAAGACACTTTTATAATCCGGATACCCCCTCGGCCTGTACTGGATATGGCTATTATCAAAGTACTGGAAATGAGGAAGGGAGAAGATCCGGCAAAGGCGATTAAACAGGCTATGTCTGAATATATCAAAACTGGGAGGGATAATCTGTTTAAGAAATATCGAGAGTTTAACGAAAGGGAGGCAGGATTGTATGAGTGAAGTAAAAGGAATTGTTATAGAATATGACAAACCAACAAAAGACGGGTATGAATTGGTGAGTATAGGAGTATCGATGAAAGGGAGTGATCATGGTTACAATCATGAGGCTCTCAATTTTGGAGGAGAGAGAAAACGTAAACTATATTATTGTGACCAAACGAATAAACGGTGCGGGCAAAACACAACATGTAATTGTTTTGATGATAATGGGAAATTAATGTTTGAAAGAAAATAATAGTTGCTTTCAGAATAGTAATATGATATAATTTTTCTGTGAAATTACAAATTGATTCACTTATATCTACAACTGACTGGGTAATAACCGCACCAAGTACAATATCAGAAAATGAATTTTCCCGGTATATTGCCGGCTTGAATACAAAAAGCCTTCTTATCAAATTTGATTCTACAGGTGGCCGAGTTGCCACAAAAACCCTTGCAACCCCTATTGATGTTTCTCTGTATGAAACTTTGGTATTTTCCATATGGAGCCAAACAAAGGGAAGTGACCAAAATTATCTGAAACCAGCCGATTTTGCCTACAAAATACAACTTGATGCAACACATGAATATTACATCCCGGTATGGAGTACTTTTTCCCATATCACCATCGGGATTGAGGATGTGACCTCGATCACTCAAATAAAAATTACTCCTCTTCATACAGACACGGATTATATTATCATTTCTGAAATGGTAGCAGAGCATGAGGAAATCCCTTATGACATTCTGGAAGCATTCCAGGATACGATTGATTACATGGTAGAGCAGACATACGGAAATGGAATCAATATAGGCACAATAGATGCTTCACTTGACGATACCTCAATAACTTTCACTACCCGGCCTAATTATCTCAATCGATATGGCGTTGTTTACATTACCGACGGGGTGAATTCTGAGACTCACCAAGTAAGTGATAATGATGCAGAGACATTCCAGTTGAATTACAATTATGATGGTAATGCTATTCTGCATGATTATACCGGCGCTACCGTATATTTACAGCTCCCTACATATATCAACCCACGGCAAGATGATATACGCCTTCCCGGAATGGCAATATGGGGAATTGAACCTACTCCGATAACCAGAGGATCAAAATTGGATATACTCCGGGATAGTTTTCTTGTGAGTGATAGCAGCTCAAAGGAACGGCAAGAAGGACAGATCCTACGCTATAAGATTTTGATAGATTGCGAGTCTCGAAGCGATGAATTGATAGATATAATGACCAAGTTCTTAAGATTTCTTGCAGCCGGGGAAATTCTATGGATTAACGGTCGAAAACATGATATAGATTTCACCGGACCACCAACAGAATTAATGCCCACACAAGGGATTGACATAATCTCAAAGGTGCAGTATAGTATCGATGTGGAAGTGAAAGAAAATATCAATTCAAGGGTAGCTGTTCCGGCTACAACGACAATTACAACAACAGTGACACCTGTTGAGCAGGGGGAAATATGAAGATATGGATAGATACAGAAACAAAAGTAGAGAAAAAGAAAAGAAACGGGGAATACGAAACTCCTTTTAAAAATATGTTTGAGGCTTTAGGGGGAGATGACACAGAAGAAAGTTATACTATAAAATTATTGAGGGAAATATAATGGCAAAAGATAAAGAGGATGTCAAATCCGGAATAATGGAATCACCGCCTGAAAAGAAAGTACACAAAGAAAAGATAGTGACGATTATGTTCCGGGAAAATAGAAAATTTGATTTGCATATTGGCAGAGATATGATAACGTTTAAGGGCCGGGAAAACAAACAGATTCCAGAAAAATGGTTAAAACATCGAGATTGGACACCTGCAATATCAAAAAAGTTTACAGTGAAGGGGGTGTAATATGTCATCAGGATTGAATCTGAGACGACAGGGAGTATACGGAAAAAACCTACCTGCTAAGAAAAATCTTACAGTAACACCAGCAGATTTCGGAATAGGTGGAATGCTGATTGAATGTGAACGCCGATACAACAGGACGTATCCTGTATCCAGTATAGAAGAATTTCAAGAAATCTTTGGTTTGCAGCTTGTATCAACAGAGTACGGATGGGATGCAGTTAAGGGGTTTTTCGACAATGTACAGGGAGTAGATGCAACGCTATATGTGCAGACACTTATAGGATATGATACCGCTGGTGATGCAATAGACGCGGTAGTTGCGAATCGTGATAAGGCCGATGATGGAGCAGATGCAAACGCGTATGTAGTGAAACCTGCATATGAGACAGAGGAACAGTATGGAGCAGCAGGAAACCGAATAGGTACTGTATTCACCCAGGTCACACGATATACAACAGCGGCGGCAAATACGGCATTGGCAACTGTATATACAATTCCGGTTGATTCAGTAATAGGAATCAGAGTAGGTGATATAATCAAAATAGTATTAACCGGAGGTGTTGGTGCTACTGTATATCATAAGGTGACTGCAATAGATGAAACGGCAAATACAGTCACGTGGACAGATGCACAGCTTGATCCGGCAGGGACTTCTACCTTGGCTCTGGATGACGTTGTAACGGTTCCAGGATTTACGGTTCAGACTTATTACAAGAGTTTGACCGGAGTGGTCACAGAAGTTGACGTTGAACTGGGAAAAAAGATATGTTCATCTGAATCAGAAGTAACCGATTACTATGTGGAGAATATATTTGCAACATCCAAATATATAACAATAGCCGAGGATAGCGCCAGTAGCCTTGCTAGCAGATTTCCGGCAGATGATGCCGGCACGGTAGGATATTGTACATCCGGAGCGGACGGAACAGCAGTTTCAACCGCGGAGGCCATGAATGCATTCCTTCCTAATTTTGATGATGATCCTATTCGCTTTCTTGCCTGTCCGGAATCAACAGCAACGGCAATACAAAAAGCTATGATTACCTATTGTGCGGCCAGAGATGATACACCTATTGTATATGTCAATATTGCAGAGGATCAGACAAAAGCACAGCTTAAAGTAATAGGAAACTCATATCAGGTATCAGATTTTTCACCAGCAATAATCAGGGCAAATTGGCTTAAGGTAGATGATCCTTTTGCCAATTCAGTGATTGCACCGGATCGGACTATTCCGAATGTTGGGCATGTAATGGGTGCAGAAATATATACAATCGGAGAATTGGGTATCCACTGGGTGCCTGCTTCCAATAGGACGATAATAAAGGGTGCTAACGGAGTTGTGGGAGATCAGTTTCTTGATGATGATGATAGAACTGAATTGTGTGAAAATGGAATCAATCTAATTCAGAAAATAACAGGGACAGGAATAAAAATTGCAAATGCATATACGGTAAGTACGGATGTTGCTTATCTGCATGAAAACATTCTTGTAATGAGAAATTATATAAAGGTGAGTGCGGTGGATTCGCTATCCGGTGATGAAAATACACCGAATACATTTAATCGGATTCAAGCCGGGAAAATGGCAATTCTTACCTTTTTGTATAGTCTCTGGTTAAGAGGTAGCACCGGAGATGTACCCGAGGGAGAAACGTTCGGACAACAAGAGGGAACAAAGGCAGAGGACCATTTTCAGGTAGTGTCAGACACTACTGTTAATCCGCAGGCTTCCATTAACCTGGGAGAACGAACTTATAAAATATATTTCACAGCACCACCACCTTCAGCATCTATTGAGATCGGTGTTGGCGTACTGGTAAGGAGTTAATATGCCAAAGAGTGATATGACATCCAAAAGAGTATTGGAAATAGACGGGGTAGCGATTGCAGGATTAGTTAGTATTTCAGAGTATGAAGATGCATATATGACAGTGAAGGTTCCGGGAAACAATAAAAATGTACCCGTAAAGAGTCATGTGAGAGATATTCCAGAACCGGACGCGGTATTTAAGATACAGCGTAATTCCCCGACGTTGCAGTTGTTGGAAGATTGGTTTAACAATAGTCCAAGTACTTACAACGTGACAGAAATATATCTTGACGGTGGAGGCCAGGAGTACAAGAGGAAATTGTGGCCTAACACTGAATTAACAAAGTATAATGGTCCGGGGTATGATGCATCATCACCTACTTTTGCTCAGGTAATGGTACGATTTGCCCCGGAAGATATATTACCTATATCAGCAGAATAAGGAGAAGAGTATGTTTAAGAAATTATGGAAGAAAATTGTTGAGTTTTTTTCAAAGTTATTTAAAAAAAAAACGATATTCCTATTGATGATGCACCTTTAATAATTCCAGTTACAAAGACTATTAAAGTTAAACCTGTTATCAAAACAAATCCAATTAATAAAAAGAAAATAAAAAAGTTCAGCAACCTTGTAAAGAAATACAATAAAATAATCGGGGGTCACTATGCAATTACCAATTCCAATATTTAGGAATGACAAAATATATGTAAAGGTTGATTTCGATGAACCTAATGCAGATGTGATTTCAAGAGCCTATACCGCTGTAAATAAAGGGCTTGCCTATAAAGCTATTTATGAATTTGTATCCGGATCTATTGATTGTATTTACGATGAGACCGGAGAACCTGTAAGAGATAAAGCGAAAATAAAGCGATTGTGTGGAATGATGCCTTATGTCTCAGCGGATGCCCTGGTATTAAAGATCCTTGCATGCATGAAAGAAGGCGAGGATTATATAGAGGGAGTATATGTATGTCCAAGGTGTGGTTATAAAATCATAACTGGAAAAGATGGAATAAGCGATACAAGAGACCGGATAGGTGCATTAGAAATAGTCTGCATGGAAGAATATGATAATTCTATATATGTGGAACTAAAAGATACAATCAAAATATCAAACACTCAGACCGGGGAAATTCTGGAAGAAATGCATAATTTTGAGTTGAGACACCCAACCCTTAATGATTTCATGATTGCCGAAAATGGACAGAATAACAATCTTATAATTCAGTACAGGGCATACTGTAATGCACTAAGAAAGGTTAATACTCAGGAAATAGATGATTCATGGAAATCTAAGTATGGGCTGCTTATGTTGAAAAAAGCAAAAGCAACAAGTCTGTCACAGATTAACCAACAGATGAAAAAATACGGGATGATACAGAGTAAAATTAGGGAATGTCCTGAGTGTTCTAAAGAATGGGAATCCCCGTTAAATACATCAAGTTTTTTCGTTTCAGGACTTCGGCCCATGTAGTCGGAGTCCATACAACGATTAAGGCGATTGAGTTAATAGATTTTTGTGTCAACGATCTATTGGCAGAATCTATTTTTATCAATCAGGTAATTCCAGGATGTTTTTCTTATAGTGATTTGCGGTTTATGAGGTTTTCAGAATATGAAAAGATTCTGGATATTGCACAGGATATTAACGACAAGAGGAAGTAATGGCAAAAGAAAAGGAAGATGTAGATTTTACATTTGATACGACCGGATTCACAAACGGTGTGAAATCTATCGCAAAAGGTATTTCTGATGTTACCCGGAATACTGTTCGCATGGCAAAGAGTGTGTCCAAGGGTGTAATTAATGCAGCGGCTCAAATAGGACTTCTTAAACTTGCTTTCCGGGGAGTGAGGTCAGCAATCGGGCAGATGCCAGAGATAGGCAAAACCTTCTCGATTGCAAAAGACATAATCATGAAAAATTTTCTTTTCCCGGTACGTAAAGCAATTTTCCCATTATTGCAGAAATTCCTCGACTGGGTGCGTGATAATCGCGCTATGTTCGTGAAATGGGGTCAAACCCTTGTGACAATCTTTGAGGTCGTTTCCTCGGCAATAGGTCGGGTGATAGAGATAGGTAAAGGATTATTGAGGACCTTCGGAGGGTTCTTCAATCGTGTATTCGGGACTCAAATCAAAGGATTGAATGACTTGCTAAATATTCTTTCTTTTAAGTTTGCCGTAGCAGTTGAATTCTTAAGCCGGTTGCTTGAACCGATAGTAAAAACGATAGAACCGGTAGTAAAAATACTGGTAGATAATTTTTCTAAAATATTAAGTCCCATAGCAGATATTGCAGGGCATATAATAGACATTGCTACTGGATTGTTAGATATGAATACAAACGGTAACTCACTGGTAACCATATTTTCAGATATAGCCGGATTCATCGGGGATGCGGCAGGATGGGCGTTAGAAATGGTAGAATCGTTTGTGAAAGGATTCAAGCCTTATATTTCCCCGGTTGTAGATTCAGTTGCTAAAATAGCAGAAGCATTCAAATCGATCTGGAACTCTATTTTTTCCTCTGATGAAAAGATAAAAGGATGGAAAGCGATTTTTAAATTCATCGGGGATGTTGTCGGAGGTACAGTAAAGGCAACATTTGAGGTTATAGAGAATATAGTCAAAACGATAGACAGTACAATAAAATCAATAGATGATCTATCCAAAGTATTAACCGGAAAAGATCCGGGAAAAGAATTCGGAAAAAATATAGGGGATGCTCTGCTGGGAATATATGACTTTTTCAATCCTGCCCAAGCTGTATTAAGAAAGGCTCAAAATGTCGATGATGCTATAGTAAAACCGTCCGGAGAAATAATCAGAACAGATCCAGCGGATTATCTTATTGCTACAAAAACACCTGGAGCTCTCGGAGGATCCGGGAAAACAATAAACATAGACTTTACCGGAATGACAATAGTGGTGCAGAAAGCAACACAGGAAGAGGCCCGGACTATGGCAACAAGTTTTGTTAATATGTTTCGGGATGAAATCAACCGGGAATTAGTGGAGTCGGGGGGCGTGTGATAAACTTTAAGATACCGGAATACAGCTTTTCTCTCCCTTGGTTTATGTACGATATACAGAATAGTCAGTTGATAACGTCACAGACCAGACCGGGTGACATCAAAGATACAAAAGAAATATATCTTACTGAAACCCCTATTCCGGGACTCAATTATGCACCTATCCAGCCAGCAGGAAACGGAAACAGAAAAATATCTTTT